TGAATAAATCTTGCTTCAGGCAAACGATTATCATCTATACCTTTGAACAATCCGTTCCATCTCCAGTCCATGTTTAGTGTAGGAATCTTTTCTTTCTTTACCCAGTAGTTCAATAACATTTGATCTGTTGACCATTTACGATAACCTATACCATCAACAAAGTCTTTGAACTCTGGTCTACGTATAAACTGTTCTGCTGTTTGTCCTTTCAAGTAAGGCAAAAACTTCTTACTGTTTATTACCATCATTCCCATGTTGTAAAATTCAGCACCCAGTTCATTCCATTTCCAATCAACATCAGTAATGTTTTCAAATGCCGCTTTAGAATATTTTCTTATTTTACTTTTATATTTTTTAGCACACGGCAATTCCCTTTCAGCAACAGCACCAAAGGCATATTCTTCTGTAAGGTCCCAGAATATGTTTGGTGCTTCTTGTCTTATGTAAATGTCGCTGTCTATAATTGCTATCTGTTCAAACTCTCCTAAGTGTGTGAAGGCATTTTCCTTCTCATAAATCGGCATGTAACCTAAACGTTCTACTGCTTCTTTACTTCTGCCTGTCCTAGCCATGTCAGGTCTAATTTTTAGTATAGGTTCTCTTTGTACAATATGTGTCATACTATACTTGTTACAATAGTTTGCTACACTCTGTATACAGTGTTCATAGAGTGTGCTTTGTTTACCAACCGCTACTTGATATACCATTCTTTTCATTATAGGTCCTTTGTAAAACTCATTTTATCTGATTTAAAAGTAACTTTATTATCTAAGTCAAATTTCATATTTACAATACCATCATTAAGCATCCAATCAGCAGGCATTGCTCCGTTATCATGTGTCCAGTCTAGTAATTTTTTTGCGCCTGTTGGACGTATCATGTATGCTCTAGCACCTTCATACCATACTCCTGCTGGAGTTGGTTTTGCTTTTTTAAATCCTTCAAATTTATATACATCACATAGTTTTGTTTCACCCATAGGCTTTTGAAATATTACATCGTGTTCAAAAATACAAATAGTCTGTTGGCTTACAAAACATTGTTGCCATAACAAATATTGACTAAGAAAACATCCAGCAGTTCCTGGTCTTTCCATAAGACGTTTAGATTTTTTACTTTTTGTATATAAACGCAAGTTATGATTTTGTAAGTAATCCTTATGCCCATTTACACCTTCGAACAATGTTAGATCCCAACCATGTGATATACCAGATTCATAGGCACGTCTAGCCATAGCTACACTATTTTCATATTCAGGAAGATAGATTATGTACCCTTTTATCATTACGGTAAATCCAAAACTTCTTTTCTAATTTGTTTTTTCCAATGTTCCGGTAACCAATTAAGTTGTGCCGCCTTGAATCTCTTGTCATTCTTTTTATCACCTTTGCCGGTTGAAAATATATCGTGACGCTTTTGTCCCCAAGCATTCCAAGTATATGGAATATGCTCATATGTGTTTCCTGTATTTTTCCATTGTGCCATTGTGTTTTTTAAAACATCCTGGTCGACATACCAATATATAGGCTTATGAAACGCTTCAATCATATTATCACTGAAAAGTTTTCTAAACCTTACACCTGTTTCTCCTAAGCCTAATGTTAAAGCACTTGCTATAAAAACAGCAGGATCTTTTGGCTTAGGCATTACTCTTACTTGCCTTGCTAATTCACGGAAGTGATCTTGATGAAAGCCATTTCGTAAAACGGTATCACAATCCAGTTGGAAAATATGTTGTGTTTCGTTATCAAACAAATCCTTTAAACGCATAAATCTACAACTAGCAAGGTATGTTCTTCTAGCAATGAAATCTAGATCATCTGTTTTAAATATATGACGTCCTTCTTTCATTCTTTTATTATTTTTTTCTAAGTCTTTGTAAAATGTAGATCCTATATTTTCATATGTATATGTAAATGGATATTTTGATAGATCATCTAACAAAGGTTTCTTCATGTTTCCTTCATTGATAATATGGCAGTGGACATGTATCCAACCAACTGTTCTTACTATACTTTGTGCTAAAGCATAGCCGTGTCTATCAAAATAATCATAGTCACAACTGAAAAATATTACATCTTCTGCTTTTCTTGGTACAGGCTGTCCGTGTATATCAGGTAATTTAAACATTATGTCATTCCCGGTCTATAGGCAAGCACAGCATTTTTTTCTCCCTTACCTAATTTTCTTACCATTCTATATCCTAGTGGATATAAAATATCTTTGATGCTATCCCTATGATAACCGTAACGCTGTGGATGATCTTTTCTTTCATATAAAATTACAGGCTTATGTAATTCAATAGTTTTCATTGCTCCTTTTGCTACTAATGGTTCATAACCTTCAGCATCAATCTTGATGAAATCTACAAAATTTAAACCAAACGAATCAAGTGTTTTAATTTTATACTTTCCTTTATCTTTATCTGGATTTATATGTGTACCAAAACTTTTATTTGTAGTCTTTATGTCTACATCTTTTTCTGTGTCACCTAGTCCTACAGGATGTGTTGTAACATTGTATATTTTTTTCATATCTAAATTATGTAGTATACACGGCAAAAGTTTTGTGTTTACTTCAAAGGCATGAACATGCTCAAATGACTGAGCAAGTCTGTATGAAGTTATTCCTACATGAGCTCCAATGTCAACTGCTATTCTCAATTTAGCACAATATGAGATTGCTGTTTGTAATTCTAAATTTTGATATTCTTCAATTTGCCCCATGCCTTGTTTCTTGGCACTTTTTAAACAAATATCGTTCTTGACTGTTTGCCAGCCGTCTAGTTTTGTATATGTCATTGTTCAACCTGATAGTCAAATGTACAACGCCAAGCGGTTCCATTCTCGTATTCATCTCTACTAAATTGGCTCCATGCTATGTGTTCTAACATTTCCTCCCTTTTAAATCCAAATTGATTTTGCCAATGCTGAACTACACTTTGTCCTAAGATTTCAATAGGCTTTCCTAAGCACAATGATTCAACCGCGGCCATGCTGTGATATGTAATTATTTTTTTTGCTTTTTTCATCATAGGAAGAATTTCCTGCCACCTTTGCTTTCTTTTTCCTATTTTTTCTCTTACGATTAAAGGACCTTGTCCTTCATAGTATTTAATAGTTTTGGTTCTCCACGTATCGTAATCTTCTCCCATGTACTTAAATATATTACTTTGATTAGGCAAAACAAGTAAGTTATAATCACCACTGCTATCCCAATCAGCCCATAAATCGTTATCTATTTCAAGTAAATTTCTTCTACTGTGTTTTACTGTTTTTACTTTTGTATTTTGTAATGAATTATAGGATATCCTATAATACATAGGACGTTTATATAACTTATTACCTATATAACCGTTATCTAGATGGAAAAAATTTATGGATTTATCTTGTGTAATAGCATCAAACACCCAGTCGTCAAATGGATGACTAAATGCTAGGAACCTGTCTTTTTCTATTTCTTCTGCTTTGGTAATTGTTTTTACGTCACAATTGGCGTAAAGAAATGTAAAAAGTTGTCCTCTTAATTTTTTGCTATTTTCTGGAACTTGGAACTTATAGTGAAGCATCTTCCATGCCTGCTACTCTTAACTTGACTACATTAGTGATCTGCCACTGTTTTTGATCAAGTCCTTTGAGTAAACCAAGCCATTTATTTCTTAGAAGAGCAAATTCGTTTATGATCTTTTCGTAGTCAACTACATCAGCTTCGCCGTCAACATACTTTTCTACATCTCTGCTTGACAAAGCTCTTTGATAATTTTCAAGATACTTTTTAAAAAAGGTACTACGTAATCTACGTAATTCAATGTTCAAATAATTTAATATTGCCTCAATTTCTTGTAATTGGTTGAACCTTTGTTCAACTATGCCTGGAAGTTCTGCCGCGGCACGTTCTACGTTGCCTTTGAGTTTTACCTCTAAGCGAGCCGCGGCAAGTTCATCTTCAAAGTGCTGGATAGCGTTGGGTATTTTGTTTATGTCTCTAGATACTTCAGAGTAATATCCCATTATTCTTCCCAACCGTCATCTGGATCGTCATAGTCATGATCTTCGTCTATGTCTAAATAGTAGCTTATAGCCGCATCAAGAAAATCACAACTACCCATAGCATCTCTAAATGCTGTGTCATCTGTACCAAAATCGGCACACACATCAATATATTTTTCTGCTATTGTTTCGATATGTTTCTTGTCAATACTGTCTTTGAAAGTATTCCAGATGTCAACTATCATACTTGATTCCATGATTACTCCTGTTCTGTTTCTACGGGTTCATCAACCTTGGTATTTACCTCAGAAGCTTTTTCTATAAGTGAATCCGACATAACCATATCTAGCATTGGGCCATCCCAATTTTTTCGATATTCTTTGTGTTCTTCACCTTTGGAATCAATATACTTAAGACGATTACCGTCTTTTTTCAACAATCCTTGTTTTTCGAATAAGTCAACAAGTCCACTGTAAGGATTCATTCCTGTTTCATATGGAATTTTAACTTGTACACCTTCAAAAGGTTTAGCATATCTTGTTTTCATAACCTTACAAGCCGCTCTAATACCTCTTACATCGGATACCTTATTACCATCTTCATCTTCTTTCAATTTAAGTTTTTTCATTGCTACTACGATTGAAGATGCGTAGATAAATCCTTGTCCACCTGATATCTTATCATCTGGATCAAACATATCTTGCGATGCGTATGTGTGGTTAGTTGCTACAAGTCCTACATTGTGACTACCAAACATGTTAACACAGTTTCTTACAAGAGCCGTTAGTGCTTTAGGCTTACGCCCCATATCACCTTTCATGTCACCCTTGTTAAACTGATCAACATCAGTTGGAGTCAACAACATACCAAGTGAATCAATAACAAACAAGACTTTAGGACGATCTTCTTCTTCCATAGCCTTATAGTCTGTCATGAATGTTGATACTGTTTTTGCTACATCATCAATCATTGACATATTAAGTTTAAGTAGTTTACTTTCACTTGTGTCAACATCAAGTCTCTGTAGCCAATCCTCATCCAAAGCGTTTTCTGAGTCTACCAATACTACAAAAATGCCTTGTTCTTGTGCCGCTTTCACAATGTTACCAGCACAGAAATAACTTTTTCCTGAACCTGATTCACCTGCGAATACAGTTACCTTGCCTAGCGGAACACCTTTATGAAAGTCGCCGCTAACCAAATAATTTAACGCATAGTTTCCTGTTGAGATCCAATCTGTTGGATCGTTGAAACCAGCACTCATGCCTGTAATAGATTTTGTAAGTGCCGTTCTAAATTTGCTTGGGTCAAATGCCTTTGCCATAGTTTCTCCTTTGTAAAGCCTAGTGGGGATTGCTCCCCACTAATATATATTTTTACTGTTGCTGTCTAGCACGGATCATGGAAAGGATGTCTTCTGCCTTACCACTAGTTGCCGGCGTTGGTTCTTCTGTCTTTGGCGCTTCCGGAGCAGGTGCCGTTTCTACCTTTGGCTCAGGAGCGGTTTCTACCTTTGGGGAAGAGTTACTCTGAGTCACAGGATCACCTGTTCTTGCCGCCATTCCAGCTGGACGGAAGTATTGTCCAAATCTTTCTTGATCGTATGCTTCACCATCAACACTAGATTCAAACATTTCTTTCATCACCTTAACCTCTACTTCGCTTGGCTTCTTAGGAAGGAAGTCATTGAGATTGAACAAGCCATTTGTTTCAATAGCTTTCATCTCTGCGTCACCTAATGGACGCTCACGTCTTGCCCAACTTGAAGTTGAGTAATCCGCATATCCGCCTTTGGTTGTTTTGTTAAGACGGAAGTCTACACCAGCAGTATAATCTGTTGGCAGTTCTTCCATATCAGGATCCATAAGAGCCTGTTTAATAATTTGGAAAATTTGTGGACCAATTATAAAACGTCTAATTGGATTTTCTGGAGTAGAATCCTCACTAAGAGCATTCTCAGTTACAAACCCTTGGAAGATATAACTTCTTTTCTTCCAATACTTACGACCCATGTCTTCAAGACTAGGATCCTTAAACCAGCCACGAACTTCGTTAAGAATTTCACAGCTATCACCATACATTTCCATACAAGGAATTTGTACTTGTACTGGACGAGAGTCTGTCTCACCCTTTACACCTGCGAAAGGCAGTTTGATCATCAAACGTTCTTTCCAGAAAAATGTGTTGGATTCGTCACCATCAGGAAGGAAACGAAGCGTTGAGCTTTCGCCTTCTTTCATATTCCAGAATGGAAAAATTGCGTTGTCCCCGCCGGAGCTTTGAGAACCACCTGTGCGTGATTCTTGTTCTTTCAGTTTAGCTCTGATTTCTGCTAATGTTGCCATAATAAGCCTCCTTTAAATTAGCCTTTGTATTGTGCCTAATCGCGTAGCACATGTTGTACATACTACACGATAATATTTATAAAGTCAAGTTCTTTTTTGACTTTTTTCTGAGTTTTGGTTATCTTAATCCAGCAAGTTGCTGAATTCTAGCCATTTCCTCGTCATTGCCCGACAGTAATTCCTGTATTACTTGCTGAGCATCGCGAACAGCTTCATCACCGTATTTCTTTTGTACGGCTGTCAACACTGCTGTTTCGCCCTTTGGAAAAGCATTTTGAGTATAAT